GCCCTGATCGCCTTTCTGGAAAACCACCCGGAATTCCAGCGCGAGCCTGATCCGGCCGCCGGAGTTTGAACCATGGCCCTGATTGGCATGAGCCGTGATACCGGCCAGGCCCTCACTGGCATCGCCCACCTCAAGCAGTCCATCCGCGACATCCTGAGTACGCCTTTGGGCAGCCGACGCATGCGCCCGGAGTACGGCAGCGAGATTCCCCGCTATGTGGACTTGCCCATCAACAAGGGCTGGATCTCGGCGGTGCAGGCTGAAGGCGCACGCGCCATCGGCCGGTGGGAGCCACGCATTCGCTTGTCGGCGGTGCGCATCACCGGCGTGGTCGATGGGCGGATTGATTTTGTGATTGAAGGACAGTACGAGGCCGCGCCTTTGCTGCTGGAGGTGGTGCTGTGATCGACCTGTCGCAACTGCCAGCGCCCGAAGTCGTCGAGCCACTGGATTTCGAGGGCATCTATCAGGACCTGTTGGCCACCTTCCGGGCGCTGATGGGCGATGGATGGACGGCGCCGCTGGAATCTGACCCGGTCGTGAAATTGCTCGAGCTCTGCGCGTACCGCGAGGTGCAGCTGCGCGCGCGCATCAACGATGCCGCCCGTTCGGTACTGCTGGCCTATGCCGTGGGTGCGGATCTGGAACAACTGGCGGCCAATGTGAACGTCTCGCGTTTGCTGGTCAGCCCGGGTGATCCAGAGGCCTCGCCACCCGTCGATCCCGTCTATGAAAACGATGCCAGCCTGCGCGCCCGGGTGCAGCGCGCCTTCGAAGGATTGTCGGTAGCTGGTCCTCGGGCTGCCTACGTCTTTCATGCCCTGTCAGCCGATGGGTGTGTTGCCGATGCCTCGGCTGAAAGCCCGGCACCGGCCGAGGTCGTGGTCACGGTGCTCTCGCTGGAAGGCGATGGCAGCGCCTCGGACGATCTTCTGGCCGTGGTGGATGCCGCCTTGTCGAGCGAGGAGGTGCGGCCTGTGGCCGATCAGCTCACCGTACAAGGCGCCCAGATCGTGCCTTACCAGGTCACAGCCACCCTGTGGCTTTATCCCGGGCCGGAGGTCGAGCCCATTATGGCTGCGGCATTGGCGCAACTGGAAGCCTACGTCGGCACCCAGCGCCGGCTTGGGCGCGATATCCGGCGCTCGGCGCTCTTTGCCGCCCTGCATGTGGAAGGTGTGCAGCGGGTTGAACTGCTAAAGCCACCTGCCGATGTGGTGTTGACGAGCAGCCAGGCTGCGCACTGCACAGCGATCGATGTGTCTGCCGGAGGCTTTGATGAGTAGCGCCTTGCTGCCAGCCAACAGCACGCCGCTGGAGCGGCATCTGGCGGATGCGACCAACCGAACGATGCCAGTGCCCATCACTGAAATGTGGCGACCCCAGTCGTGTCCGACCCACTTGCTGCCGTATCTCGCCTGGGCACGTTCCGTCGATCGTTGGGACCCCGTTTGGTCGGGAACAGCCAAACGCGGTGTCATTGCTTCAGCTTTTTATGTGCATCAGCACAAGGGAACCATCGGTGCGCTGCGTCGGGTGGTCGAGCCTCTGGGCTACCTGATCGAAGTCGTTGAGTGGTGGGAGCGGGTTCCTGTCGGTCCGGCCGGCACCTTCAGCCTGAAGGTCGGTGTGCTCGACACCGGTATCAGCGATGCGATGTACCAGGAGCTTGAGCGCCTGATCGATGACGCCAAGCCGCTCAGCCGACACCTGATTGGCCTGGCCATCAGCCTCGAAGCCCGGGGGGCTTGCCTCGTTCACTTGGCGGCCTATGAGGGCGACGAGATGGTCATCTACCCCTACACGCCGGAAGTGGTCGAGGTGGCTGGGCTGGTGTGCATCCAAGGCGCCGACCACACGATCGATCACCTGAATATTTATCCCTGGAGCGCATCGCTATGAGTCAAACCTACTTTGCCATCCTGACCGCGATTGGTGAGGCCAAGCTGGCCAATGCCACGGCGCTGGGCACGACGCTGCAACTGACCCAGATGGGAGTCGGCGATGGCAATGGCAGCACGCCACTGCCCAACCGCAGCCAAATCGCCCTGGTTCGAGAAAATCGCCGCGCACCACTGAACCGCCTCTTTGTCGATCCAGCCAACTCAAGCCAGATCATCGCCGAGCAGGTGATTCCTGAAGAAATCGGTGGTTGGTGGATTCGCGAGATTGGCCTGTACGACACCGATGGCAACCTGTGCGCGGTGGCCAACTGCCCGGATACCTACAAGCCCGTGCTGGCAGAGGGCTCGGGGCGCACGCAGGTGATCCGCATGGTACTGATCGTGAGCAACACGGCAGCTGTTCAACTGAAGATCGATCCGGCGATCGTGCTGGCCACGCGCGGGTATGTGGATGACGAGTTCGGTAAGCATCTCACGGCGCTTGACCCGCATCCGTTGTATCTGACCAGCGCAGAGGGGGATGCCAAGATTGCGGCAGCTTTGATCAGCCCGATGTTGAGTGGCAACCCAACGGCACCCACCGCACCGCAGTTCGACAACGACACATCGATCGCCACAACGGCTTTTGTGCAAAGAGCCTTGGGCAACTTATCAGGCCAAGTCACTTACAGTGCTGCGAAGACCTTGACCGCAGCGGATGTAGGGAGGTCGATCACGCTGACTGGAACGGGTTACACCGTAACCATTCCGCTCAACAGCCAGGTGGAAGCCGGTAGCCTCCTTTGGTTCCTTAATCACGGCACAGGAAACATTACTATCTCGCGCCAAGGCAGCGATGTGATTCAAGCAGGCAATACCAGCGTCACGAGTTTTACGCTCGGTGCTGGCGACACGTTGGTGCTTGCAGCAGGTCAAGCTGGTAGTTGGACAGCGCGTGGTGGGTCAGCACACCTTAGCCACTCGCCGCTGTTTGGCGTTGCAAAAAATGTCAGCGGTTATCAAAAGCTGCCTGGCGGACTGATTGTTCAATGGGGGAGTGGTCGATTCGATGCCCAGGCGGGAAATATTAAGAAACCAGCTTTGCCAATCGCATATCCCAACGCTCATCTGATCGCCGTGGCCACAAACGCCTCAAGGACTGGAACAGGTGGAGCAGCCAATCCTCCCTCTGTTGGGGCGATTATTTCAAATCTGTATGAGATTGAAGTCCAGCAACACATGAACGTGGCTTACGACACATACTTCAACTGGATATCAATAGGGTATTGATCATGCGTTTCAGTCAAAAAACTGGATGTTTTTATCCATATGACATTTTTTACGCCGCGCTACCGGATGACCTGATCGATGTGTCGCAAGCGGATTTTGCACAGGCAATGGGGCGCGGCCCAGATGACCGACTGCAGGTTGTTGATGGTCGAATCGTGATCGTTCCTGGTGTGCCGCCAGATTCTGCAAAGATTCTGAGCCGAACACGAAGCGAAGTGCTGAATCGTATTGAAGCCTATGCCAAAGCCAAACGGGAACAACTGGCTGAGACCTCTGACGAAATCGAGATCGCGGCCTGGGGGAATAAATTGCGTATCGCGCAAGCCATCCAGGAACAGCGTGCTTCGGCCGCTGATGTACTGGCCTTTGAAACCGAGATTGCAGCCAGAGGGCTTGGCGAAACGATGGAGGAGTTTTGCGCGAAGGTGTTTCGCCGCGCTGAAATGTTTGCCCGCGCGGTTGGACTGATAGACGGGATGAAGAAAAACATGCAGCTATTGGTCGGTCAAGCGCAAACCCCAGACGAGCTCCTGCAGCTTGCTGAAAGGTTTCAGCAAGATTTGGATATTGGCCTCCAAGAGATGATCTTCAGCAGCAGCTGACGTTGCCACTCTTCATCACTCATTTGCCCTGTCCGGCCCACCCCAGCGGTGGGCTTTTTACTTTCCGGAGAACACGATGCCCACTTCCTTCTTCCACGGTGTGACCGTCACCTTGATCGACACCGGTCCGCGCCCCATTGCCATTCCGTCCTCGTCGATCATCGGCCTGGTCGATACCTATACCCCTGCCGAGGGCTTGGCCGAACCCAATAAACCCATCCTGCTGACCTCTTACCGTGAGGCGGTGAAGCAGTTCGGTGCGGGCAGCGCTTTGACCAAGTCGGCACGCGGCATCTACGCCCAGTCTTCGGCCGTGGTGGTCGCCATCGGCGTTCCCTTTGCAACTGATGCGGCTGCTCTCACCAGCGCCATCATCGGTGGCGTCACGGTCGACGGTCAGCGCACCGGCATGCAGGCCCTGCTCGATGGCAAGTCTGTCCATAACGCCCAGCCTCGCCTGATCGTCTGCCCAGGGCATTCGGCAATCCAGGCCGTGGCCAGTGCCATGGATGGTCTGGCGGCCAAGCTCAAGGCCATTGCCATCGTCGATGGCCCCAACACCGATGATGAAGCGGCGATTGCCTACTTCACCAATTTCGGCAGCAAGCGCGTCTTTGCGGTTGATCCTTGGCTCAAGGTCTGGGACACCGAGACCGGCGCAGCCAGCACGGTGCCGGTATCTCCCTATGTCGCAGGCCTCTTTGCCCGGATCGATCGTGAGTACGGTTTCTGGGCATCCCCCTCCAACAAAGAGTTTGTCGAGGTTATCGGCACCGCACGTCCGATCGAGTTCCTTGATGGCGATGAGACCTGCCGCGCCAACCTGCTCAACGCCGCCAACATCACCACCGTCATCCGCGATGGTGGCTACCGCCTGTGGGGTAACCGCACACGCTCAGCCGACGCCAAGTGGGCTTTCGTGACCCGGGTGCGCACGGTCGACATCGTCATGGACGCCATCCTGTATGGCCACAAATGGGCGGTGGACCGATCCATCACCAAGACCTACGTCAAAGATGTGACCGAAGGCCTGCAGGCTTTCATGCGTGATTTGAAAGCGCAGGGCGCCATCATAAATTTCGAGGTCTATCCCGACCTCGAACTCAACACCGCGAGCCAGCTCGAGCAAGGCCGCGTGTACTGGAACATCCGCTTTACCGACGTGCCGCCCGCAGAAAACCCCACCTTCCGGGTCGAGGTTACGAACCAGTGGATTACCGAAGTTCTCGACATTTAAGGAGCCCGCACCGTGATCCCGCAAACCCTCTACAACCTCAACCTCTTCATCGACGGCGTGAACTTCGCCGGCATCGCCACCCAGGTCACGCCGCCCAAACTCAAGATCAAGGCCGAAGACTACCGGGGTGGCGGCATGGACGCCCCGATCAAGATGGATTTGGGCCTCGAAGCGCTGGAAGCCAACTTCGCGTTATCGGGCATCTCCGTTGACGCGCTGCGTTTCTTTGGCCTGGCCGACCAGAGCGCCTTCAACGGCGTGTTCAGGGGCGCGTTTCGCACCCACAAGGGGGAGGTGCAGCCCTGCGTCGTGACCCTGCGCGGCATGCTGACCGAGGTCGACATGGGCGACTGGAAGCCCTCGGACAAGGCCGAAACCAAATTCAGCCTGGCTTGCAGCTACTACAAGCTCGAGCTCGACGGCCTGCTGATCTACGAGATCGATCCGATCGCCTCGGTGCGCATTGTGGATGGCCGCGATCAACTGGCCGACATCCGTGCCGCCCTGGGCCTGTAACCCTCACCCCATCACCCCACCGGAGACCCACTCATGGACCACCTGACCATCAAACTGCAGCACCCGACCGAGTTCGACGGCATTCGCCGTGACACGCTGACTCTGCGCGCCCCGCTGGTGCGCGACATGCGCCTGGCCTCGCGCCAGGCACCCACTGACGCTGAAGAGCGTGAGCTGATCCTGTTCGGGATTCTGGCGGGCGTGGCGCTCAAAGACCTGGAGGGCATGCGCTTTACTGACTACAAGCGGCTGCAAGACAGCTACTTTCGCCTGGTGTCCGCTCGCCCGGATGACCGCGCCTCTGCTGAACCTGCTGATGAAGCGACTGGCGCGGGAACTGCACTTCCCGCCCTCTGAGATTGATGCCCTGGACCTCAGGGATGCCCTGTGGTGGCTGGAGGACTGAATGAAACGCGATATTGCACTGGGTATCGTCATTGGCGGCGCGGTGGATGGCTCGCTGGGCCGCGTGGTGACCGATACCCAGTCGCGCATCACCCGCCTCAAACAGACCGCTGAACAGCAACGCCTGTGGCAACGCACGATTGGCGAGACGCAGCGCCTGCAAGGCGAATTTCGCAAACTGCACCTGAGCGGCGATGCGGCCGCCGATGGTATCCGCAAGAAAATCGAGAGCAATCTGACCGTTCTGCGCCAGACTGGCATTGAAGCAGACAACCTGGACCGCGCCTATCAGCGGCTTGGCCGCACAGCACGAGGCCTGGAGCTGCAGGCCGTTGGCCGAGAACGCATCGGTCAGGGTGTTACGCAGGGGCGTGAAGCGGTGGGTGATGCCCTCAAGCTGACCGCCACGGTGGCGGTACCGGCCACCATCTCAGCCAATTACCAGGCCATCGTGCGCGACATGGCGATCAAGGCCGGTATCGCCGGCACGGCCCGCGAGACACAAATCGGCGAGCAGATCGCACAAAGTGCGCTGGCCAGCGGCATGGGGCGCAACGAGCTGGCCGAGGCGGTCAATCAGTTGGTTGGTGGCGGCATGGATCTGGAGCGTGCCACGGCCTTTGCACCGCTGCTGGCCAAGTTCGCCGTGGGCCAGGGTTCCGGCAGTGCGGATACCGCCCGCATGATTGGCGCGCTGGAGCAAAACGCCAAGATCAGCGACCCGGCCCAGATGCAACAAGCCCTGGAAGCGATTGCCTACCTGGGCAAAGAGGGTTCGTTCGAATCCTCGGACATGGCGCGCTGGTTTCCGGAGCTGCTGGCCGAGATGCAGAAGATTGGCATCATCGGCCAGGACTCGGTCAATCAGCTGGGCGCCATGCTACAGGTGCAGATGAAGGTCTCCGGCTCCCCTGATCAGGCGGCCAACAATCTGAAGAACTGGTTCTCCAAGATCGGCTCGCCCGAGACCCAGCGGCGCTACGCCGATGTCGGCATTGATTACGCCGCCATGATGCAAGAGGCCATCGGCAAGGGCTGGAGCACGATGGAGTCCTCCTTTGTGCTGGCCCGGGCCTACATCGAACAGGCCGATCCTCAGCGAGCCCGGCAAGTTTCGGCGGCGGCGCAACGCATCGGACAGGAACGTGATCCGGCCAAGCAGCAGGCCATGCTGCAAGCCTTCGAAGCCACCATGAAGACCGGTGACCTCTTTGCCGATATGCAGGTCAAGGCGGCGCTGACCGCCTACATGCAAAACGCCTATCTGTATCAGCGACTCAAGCAAAACGCGGCGCGCGCCAGTGGCGAAATCGAACAAGACCTGATCGCCCGGCGCGAAACCTCCAAACAGATCTGGAGCGAAGTCACCCAAGCCTGGGACGAAGCCTTGCGGCGCATCGGGGACGCCTTGCGACCGGTGACCGACACCGTTGGCCAAGCACTGGGTTCCGTGGGGCGGGCGCTGGCCACGCTGGTCGAGCAGGCACCCATGGTGGTCGCTGGTCTTGCAACGGTTGCTGGGGGGCTGGTGGCTCTCAAAGGTGCCCGTGCCGTTTGGAACATCGGACGGGGCGCACTTGATCTGGCGCGAGGCACGCTCCTGTCGGGTCGATCCGGCAGAGCTTCAGGCATGCCTGGCCTGCCCGGCAAACTGGGCAATCTGGCGAGTGTGCTCACCGGTGGAGCAGCTGCAGGGGCGCAACCTGTGTTCGTGACCAACTGGCCAGGTGCCGGTGCCTTGCCTGATCTGCTGGGCCGGTCTGGCGGAGGCGCAGGCAGGCCCTCTGGGTCGCCCGCAGGCAGTATGGCCCGCACGGGTGGCGCTTTGGGGCGGGTCGGAGGCTGGCTAGGCAAGGCCGGTGGCCGACTGGGTGGCGCACTGGCCATTGGCTCAGCCGCGTATCAGGTCTTTGATACCGCCAAGAACGCCACCACCCGCGAAGAAAAGGCTCAAGGGTACGGCGGTGCTGCCGGCACGCTGGCCGGTGGCTTGGCCGGTGCCAAGCTCGGTGCCGCAGTAGGCGCACTGGGCGGCCCCATCGGTATCGCGATTGGCGGTTTGCTCGGTGGCGCCATTGGCTCATTCGCCGGTGACAAGCTGGGCGGCTGGTTGGGCAAGTCGCTGGTGGCGACCCAGCCCCCGAAAGCTGCTCCCACATTGGCGGCCACGCCGGTGCTCCTCAATCTTGCGCCACCGGTTGCGGCCGGCGCTGCGCTACCTGTACCCAAAGCAACGACAACGCCCGTGGCCAAGGCACCCGCAGTGCCGCAACAGGTGAATTTCTCGCCCACCTTGCAAATTACTGTCAAGGGTGATGTGAAAGACCCCCGGCAGCTGGCCAACGAGCTAATGC